AGCGAGCGTATCATAAGAAGAGCAGTTTGTCAACCCCCGCGCCCATAAAAATTCCCAGACCCTCACATAAAATCTAGACGAGACTTGACATTCTTATGAGAGTATGATAGAATCTCGACGAGACATTATGTTACGAGACTCTCATATAATCTAGTCGAGAAGCATCTAGATTCATATATACTATCATACGAATCTCGACGAGACCTGCACACACCTATTGCAATCTCGTCGAGCTCTATGCTATAATACACAAGTCACTCACACGATCTCGACGAGCTATGTACGACGATTACGACTTCGACTATACATACACGAACGATTACGCGGATCTAGATGAGCATTATACACTAGATCTAGATGATGATTATGCACGTGATTCGCATGATTATCAGGACCTAGCATACAGGCATTATGCATAACGTATCATGATAACACACAAACGCCTAGTACGTGTTACATTAGATATCGATTGTTATGATGATTTAGATCTAGAATCTATGGATTGGAAGCAAATATTAGAACTCGAAGGTGACGAAGATGTCGATGTTAGCATCAAGGAAGTCGATATCTTCGTCTAGTGTGACAGTTCTCGAAGTGGCACAATGAGGGTTGATATCTGCCACGTGGTGGGTTATGTTTGATTCGTGGTTGAGGCATTCTCTACACTATCCCCCTCACCCCAAATGTTATGAAACTGTTCGCTTCCAAGTTCTACCAAACTCTGGTGTTCAATATTGCAACCATTTGTGCAATTGTTGTGGGTTTGTATCAGTTTGCTGTGCGTGCCTACAATGACAACAATGGCGACGCAAAGGTGCGGCAATTCGTGATTCAAACTCTGCAGGTGATTAATACACTTACCAGCAAAATCTATGAGAATTTGAATCACGATGTGCCGGTTGTGAAAGTGGCACAGAAGACTGCCAAGCGCCGCTGAGACCTGCTACATTACATTTGTCGTTAAGGGATTCCCCAAATGTTTGACGAACTCTGGAGTGAGATTCAAGACGCTCCTGGTGAAATCTTTGACCTTGACATTCCCGAACTTCGTGATAATGAGAAGTTCGATGTGAATGAGTATCTCAACGCTAACTACGATTACTGAAATGAATCCTGACACTTACACTTTTGCCGGTGATGCTGTCACCTTCCTTGGTTTGGTTGGTGTTGTTTCAACGGGCATTATTCTTCTCACTGCCTTTCGTCGTTACTACAATTCTCCTCTTCGTAAATGACTAACCGAACCGAACTGGAGTGGTTTCTGAAAGAAAAGTGTCGTGAAGATGCTGATCTTTTTGATACTATCATCAGTGAATATGTTTGGAATCTGAGTGAATCCAAACTCACTGAACTTGAAGACTTCCTTTCTAACAACTTTGGAGACAATTGATGAACCGTTCTGAACTTCAAAATCACCTGGTCCAGCAGATGATTGATGGTATGGATATGCAAACTTTGGTGGGTCTTTGTTATGATTATTTGATGGAAAGTTACGACAAATACAGTGATAACGAACTGACGGAAGAAGTTCAGCAATACTATCCCGAACTGCTGGAGTGTGACAGTTGAGGAAGTGGCATAAGGGGGGTTGCGATTCCCCCCGATATGGTCCATACTACATTTGTTGAGAGGGAAACCCCACAATGCGTAAGATCGAAACCCAGATGAATGCTGCCATTCGTGACTCCCTGAATTGGAAGTCTGGCAACACTGAGGTTACCTTTGACCCTGAAAATCAGGAGTCCAAAGTGTATCTGCACGGCAATCACATTGCTACCATTGGTGACAATTTCGTGCAAATCTTTGACGGTGGTTATCAGTCTGCGACCACTAAATCGCGTCTGAATGCGATTCTGAAAGAGCACGGAATCAAGGGTGAATGTGTGTTTCAACGCAACTTCAATTGGTTCGTCCACAAGTTCATCGGGCAGGCAGGAACTTCTCCTGTCTACAATGAATACGATTTCACCAATGGGTTCATCTTTGCATAAAGAATCGGGGGGCAATCTGCCTCCCTTTTTTTATACTTTGTTTTACATTATTTCAAAGCTGCCCCAGTGACGACCGTTTGCGTCATCAGGGCGACCCTGCCCCTCCTTCGTTTGTCCCCTTATCATAGACCCCAGAGGACCCCCAGACCTGCCACCCTGTGCCAGTTCGTAAGGTGGCACAAACCCCCTTGTAGGGGGTGCCTGACCCCTTATAGTAGTTTCAACAGCAAAGGGACCTGATGACCCGCCGATTCACCGCTGACGGACTAACCAAGCGCCAGGCGCTGGCAGTGTTGGTTCTGGGGATGCTGCTGGGATTCGGGGTCCTGTCCCTGAAAGCGTGGTTGCTGCTGCTGGTGATGGGTTGGTTCGGCATCACTGCTCTGGGATTCTGGAAGGCAGTGGTTGCTATCCTGCTGCTGGACCTGCTAATCGGCGCAGCACGCAGCAGCAAGTGACACCCTGACAACTGGCACAAGACCCGCCCCAGACCCCCACAGGACCCCTTACAATAGCAGTATGAAAAACACCCACCTTGAGCACCCCGAAGATTCTATCCTGACGGGTGACCTTTCTGTCCTGGATTGGTTCGTGACGCCTGGCAACTTGAGCGTTAAGATTGATGGTGCCCCTGCAATTGTCTGGGGGATTGACCCTGCCTGCGGTGAGTTCTTTGTAGGAACCAAAGCAGTCTTTAACAAGAAAAAGATTCGTATCGCTCACAATCATGAAGAGATTGATTCGTTCTATCAGGGTGAAGTTGCGCGTATTCTTCACGCTTGCTTTGATTATCTGCCTCGCACAGATGCTATCATTCAAGGTGATTTTGTTGGGTTTGGTGGTAGTGATGAGTATACTCCCAACACGATCACTTACAAGTTTCCTGAAGTAGTCTATCAGGAGATCATTGTCGCACCTCATACTGTCTACGTGGCAGAGAATGATTTGCGTGATGCTGTTGCCCACCCGATGAACTTTATCATCACTGATACTTCCTACTGCAAATTTGTGAAACCGCAAGCATACATTCAGCACGGTCAAGAATCGTTCGCTGATGTTGAGGAAGTCTGCAAGTTTGCACGGGTGATGGCACTTGCGGTGAAGTTTGTAACTGATAAAGAGGCAGCAAAGATCAAACAGCAACTGAATGCTTGCATCCGTGAGAATCGTCCTGTTGTGAATAGTGAATTCGACTGCGATCCTAACCTGCTGGGGTTGTGGGCACTGGTGAAATCGATCAAGGCAGATTGTCTCTATCTGTGCCGCAATGATGGTCCTGCCGCTTATATCAATCGCAACCGTATTGATTCTGAAGGTTATGTGATGACCAATGAGTTTGGTATGTATAAACTGGTGAATCGTGAGGTCTTCAGTTATGCAAACTTCAATCACGGTCGCTTTCAGTGTGCCAGTTGATAAGGTGGCACAAGGGGGGCACCAACCCCCCCTCTGACCCCTTACAATACTTTCAGTTCACAAGCGAACCCGATGCCTGTCACCACTTACCAGACCTGCCTCACTGATCAAACCTACAACGGTTGGACCAATTATGAGACCTGGAATGTTGTGCTCTGGATGCAGAATGATGAGAGCATTTATAACTTCATTCGGGAGAATGACATCTGCTGCTATGAAGAACTGCTGGAGGTATTCTATGAGTTTGGCACCAAAGAGACTCGGGACGGTGTGAAATGGGATGATCCTAAAGTCAACCGCGCCGAAATCAACGGCGACGTGTTCGATTTCTGAACTGGCACACAGGGGGGTCACACCCGACCCCCTGACCCTGTAGAATACTCTCACAACGCAACCAACCCCGATGCGAATCGAAGTCCGTTACCAGACCCCCTACAATGCCTGTGAGTGGCGCTCCCAGTGGTTCCCCACCCTGCAGGAGGCAGAGCGTATGGTAGACTTCTACCGGTCCTGTGGATCGCCTGCTCACGTCGCTCCCAGCAGTCTGGCGCAGTTTGCCCGCTGACCTGCTACAATACTCTCAACCATCACCCCCTGAACCGATGACCACCCTTTCTTTCAACGTCGCTGCCTCCCTGCTGAATCGTGCCCGCAATGGCAATGAGATGCTGCAGATCCTGGACCGCCTTGTCCGTGATGAGGAAGACGCCAACATCGCTGACTTCCTGAACCACGCTGCCACGCTGCAGGAAATCCAGTTCTGAAACCGCACACCCCCTGCCTGCTGCTGCGGGTGGGGGGTCTATACTATGGGAACCAAAGCAACCGACCCCCACCCGATGACCCCTATCAAGGTCCGTGAAGCACGCCGCCTGATTCTCAAGGCAGGCGCCACCATCAAACCC